CCGTTCGACAGACCGAACGAAACGCCGTTGCTGTTGGAGAAAGTGACCGTCGCGCCCGTCTGAGTCGAAGCCCCTGCAACCAAGGCAACGCCAGCCGCGCCAGATCCTGGAGATATGCTGACAGTGAGAGTGTTGTTGCTGAGCCCGAATGAGACGCCGTTCGAATTGTAGAAAATTACCGAACCAGATGTCGCTGTCTGAGTTCCAGCCTCAATGGCTCCGATGCCCGCAGCAGCTCCAGGAGTCACGGTCGCTGTGATGACGCCATTTGATAATCCAAAGCTGACGCCATTGGAATTGGAAAAGGTGACGGTGCCGCTGGAGATTGACGACGCGCCGGCGCTGATCGCGACTCCACCGCCTCCACCACCACCAGCAGCACCTGTAGGGCCGGTTGGCCCAGTCGCCCCTACGCCCGGGCCAGTTGGTCCTTGAGTGCCGGTGGGCCCAGTGGGACCAAAGCCTGTAGGTCCCGTGGGTCCTGAAGTCCCTGACGTGCCCGTGGGTCCTGTCGGACCTGTCGGACCCGAACCACTCCCTGTGATTGATGATACCGGGAGGCTGTAGTTGTTTCCCGCTCGAGCGATCGGAATGAGATCCGTCGGCTGCGCGGGAACTCCAGAGGGCAGATCGCTGATTTTCTCGTTTGCCATGACGGATGATCCTTAGTACGGGCCGACGCCAGCCTGAACAATCGTCGCAGTCACGGTTCCGGTGCCCGCCGTTTGGTTGATTCGCACAAACAAGGGGACCTGCGCCAAGACCGTATAGATGCTCCCCGTGGCACCGACAGCCGCCGTATCCGGAGACGAGCTCCATGTCATGGATCCCACGGCGACCGGATTGGTGGCACTGTTCGGATCGTCGTTTGACACTTGAACCGTGTACGTCGCCGTGCCGTTGACGACGCATTGGATGGAAATGGAACCCGGTGCCCAGTCATCCATTCGGGCCAATTGACTGGTACTAACCCCGCTCGTCGTCACCACAATTGGTCGCATAATCCCACCTCCAAAAACGAAAACGGCAGCGCGAGGCTGCCGTATCGCGCGAAAATTCGCTCGCCTATCTCTACTCGCTGACAGCCTCAGTCTTGTGTCCCGCGGGCATCTTGCCGTGACGCGCGCTCGTGAACGGACTTGAGTCCGATCCCGTGCGACCGCCGGACTTGCGCGGCTTGCGCCCCGCGTGGTGCATGGCCTTTCCCTCGACCTTGCCGCCTTCCTTGCGCTTGGCGCGGCCGCCCTTCTTCATTTCCTCGGCCTCGCTTGCGACCTTGTTCGGCGCATTGCGATTTTCCGGCTTGTCCTTGGCGTCGGCAGCCGCTTCATCGACACCCTCATTCACGCCGCCAGCGGCCTTGTGTTTACGACCCTTCATTCGATGGCTCCTTACGAGGCGAGATTGATGCCCTGGTGGTAAGACACAGTGAGCGTCGCGACGCCACTGCCGGTATTGGTCGATTGGACGACGATCTGCACGTCTTGCGTGCCGACGTTGTCCCAGTTCGCGATCTGCGTGGCGCCCGTGCCGGGGTTGATCGTCACCTGACCCAAGGCGCCAGACGTCACCACGGCATTGGCGGCGGTGAAGGCGGTGGCCGATGCGCCGCTGCCGATGCCCAGCGTGGTTGCGGCACCCGTGAAAGCCGTCGTCACCATCAGCTTGATCGACGTGATTTGGCTTTGCGCCGGAATGACGATCGGACACACGAACTGGCCAGCGGTGCCGTTGTTGGTCGCCTGCGTGATCACGCAGCTTTGCCCCATGGACACGTAGCCCGCGTTCGCGGTGCCGACGCTGCCACCCGAGTTCGCGAGGTTGTTGGTCCCATCGCTCGCCAGCACGTTGCCGACGATCAGCGGCCCGGTGAAATAGGTGCCGGGCGTCGCCGGATCACCATTGGTCTGCGTCTGCTGACCGCCGGTGATGTCGGGATAGACGCTGTTGGTGCCGGGAAGATAGACTGTCATGGTGCGTGGTCCCTGTTACGACGTCGGGAAACTGCCCCAGATCGCGCGCCAGTTGAAGTACGACAGGCTGTACCGTTCGTACGCCTTCGTCAACAGGTTGTCGGTGATGAAGTCGACCTGCATGTCGGTCTCGAAGGCGATGCGCTTCATGTACGCGAGACCCGCGATGTTGGTCAGCAGGAACCACGCGAAGGACGAGGTCAAGAAGTCGTTGACCATGTAGCCTTCGGGCACGCCGCCCGCAGTCGACAAAATCGCATTCACGTCGTTGTCCGCGGTGCCGGGCCGCAGCTCGGTCTTCGTGAGGCGGATCGCCACCGGCTCCAACTGAGGCGGAACGATCAGCTTGCGGCCTCGAGCGAAGATCTTCAGGCCAGCTTGGTCGCGAAAATTCGTACGGATCGCGATCATCGCGTTCAGCATCGTCGCTTCGTTCAGGTCGACGTTGGTCGCCGGCGCATTGGCGATGGTGGATCCGTCGATGGGATGCGCGGTGGAACACAGCGCCACGCCGTCGCCGCCGACCGCTGAGTTGTACGTGGTCGCGGTGTTCAGCACGTTCGCGCCGTAGATTTCCTTCGTTTGATGGAAGGATTCGATCAGGCCAAGATTCGACGGGTGAAACTGCGTCTTGTACAGGTTGTCGTCGATGGCCTTGCGCGTGATCGCATAGCCCAACCCGATCTCCATGTGCTCTTGGTTGTAGACATAGCGCTCGCCCGCGCTGTTGTCGAACTGCGTCTGACCACCTTCGGTTTTCAGCTGCGCGAGGCCCAAGTAGCGCATTTCCGCCGTGCGCTCAAGCGCCATCTTGGAGTCGAAGGCGGTGAAGATCTTGTCGTACTGGGACGAGATCATCTCATACTTGCCTTCTATGCCGCGCAACCCCGGCAGGAGAAGGTCTTTGATCGCACTCAGATTAACGGCCATTGTCAGTTACTCCTAGAACGGCGCCGTGAGCGTCTTGGTCTCGACGTTGTTGAACGCCACCTGGGCGAGGTTGTATGCGCCCGACGCGGTGCCGTTGACTCCCGGTGGGCTGGTGATCAGGCCGATGACCCGGAACGGCAACGTCGCGGTCACCGCCGGGGTCACCGTGATGTCGATGTAGGCACCCGAGATGCCGTTGGCCGTGTTGCCGGTGCCGTAGGCGAACTGCACGTTCGACTGCACGTTCGAAGTCGTCAATCCCGTGGAACTGGAGCCGCCGACTTGAGCGACGAACTGCGCCAGCGGATCGTTTTCGATGTACGCCTCGACGGAGTTCGTGCTGGCGACGTCGGAACCGGGCCAGTAGTTCGACCACACCGTGCGCTTCTGCGCGACGGAAGGGTATTTGCAGCCGATGAAGATGCCGGCGAGCGGGACGGTGCCGGGAAGTGCGGAAGTCGTGATGCCGGCAACGCTGCCGTCCGACAAAGTCGCTACCGGGTCGCCGAAGAAGATGTTCGCGGTGTTGTAGTCGACAACCCGCGTGACCTGCTCATAACTCGGCGTGACGCCGGTGCCGGCTACCCGGCGGAACCCGAAAGGCGCACTGGTATTCGCCATAACGGAACACTCCTAGTCGGAGGTCGTCACGCGCTACCGGAGCCGGTTCAACCTGAAAAAATTCTTTGAAAAATTCTCAACACCGGGTTGAGGACGTGGGATTTATCCCACAGGCAAATCGCGTTGTCAACTATTGGATTTTTGGAATGACAACGATGCCCACGGTGGGAGCGAAGGTTTCGGGTCCCACATCATGCAAGATTTCCTCGCACATGCGTTCGATGCGCTGGACCATATGCTCCAAGCGTCGAACGCGTGCGAGGATTTCCTCTTCCTCGTAAGTCTGAAGCGTCACTTACGCCCTGCGAAGCGCCGCGGTGGCCGCACTCACTGGGGTGATCGTGATGCCGGTCGTCGGCGCGAACGTGGGCGGCGATCCCGCTTCCGTGAAGGACTGCGTGATGGGGCCACCGATAACTGCACCATTGACGTCCAAATCGGTCGCAACCGCAGTGCCCGCGCCCGGCGCGACGCTGGTGGTGAAAGCGAAGGGGGTCGGACTTTCCTTGCCGGTCAGCACGACGGCCGGCTGCGCCACTCCGGTCGAGTCGGTGACGACAACGCTGGTGCCCGCATAGGCTGCGCCCGTGGGGGTGGCGATGACCGCACCCTTGGCGATGGCAACGATCACTTGAACGAGTGGAGTAGACATGGATCAATTCCTTCGTGTGAAAAACCCAATCATGGGCAACCGCGACTTCATGAGTCTGTCGGACAAACCCTCAAAATCACTCCTTGGGAATCGGCATCGGCTCGTAGGACTTTCCGATCTTCACCAGCGAGTTTCCCTTATTGGTCGCCTCAAAAGGCGAATTATCGCCCGCTGGCGCGCCGTGCAACTGGATCTCTTTCTGCCGCACTTGCTGGCGCGCCTTGCGCAACTCTTGCGCCTTGGCGAGTTCGGTGATCTCGGCGGGCCGCTCCATCAGGATCATGCCTTTGCGCAAGATCGTGGTGCCTTTATAGTTGTCCGGCATCATTTCGGGGTGACGCGAGACGGGTACCGCCTCCCAACCCTTGCGGGCGATCGACACCTGATACGCCGGATCCTCCGCGCCCAACGTCGTGTGGCGCTTCCATTCGTACGACCAGCCATCAGGAATGACGCGCGGGTCGATGTAAAACTCATCCTCGCCCTCATCCATATTGCCCAAATGCTCGCGCAGTTCCATCGCACGTTTCGCCGCTCGAGCGCGCGGGTCGTCGGCTGCAGGTGCCGACGCGGTGCGCTGCGCCGTCGCAGCAGCCAGTCCCACAGTGGCCGCTGCCGGCGCGACGCCCGTCGGCCCCGGTGCGTGCGGGCCAGGACGGCGCTTCGGGGGCGCGTCATCGCCAATGATCGGTTCGTTGTCGTTGTCGGTGGCCATCAGTTCAATCTCCCTTCGTTTTTCAGCGCCAACAGGTTCCGCGCGTACTCTTCGGGTGTCAGACCCGACGCTGCAGCGGCCTCGACCTGCGCAGCGGAGAGTGTCACGGTGTTTGCGCGACCCCCGGTGCCATTGCCTGAGCGGGTTACGGGTGCGCCAGGGGGTGCCTTGGCGCGGGGTCGGGCGGCGTCTTTCATGGGGTCATCATCGTCCTTATCGGGTGAGGTCATTTCGGGCTGCTTGCGCAAGCGCAGCGTGTCTTCGATGGATGCGAAGTACTCATCGGTGTCCGCTTTGATGCCGCGACCCATCGCGAGCTCGTGCGCGGCGATCATTTGGCGGTTCTTGTTCGGATCGCGCACGAAATCCGGATGCTCCCGCACCCATTGGGCCGATAGCGGCGTGCAACGACTGGCAAATTCCTCCACCTGATCGACTGGCGCGCGCGCGGTGGGTTTCGGCGCCTTTTCCAACTGCGTTTTGCCGTTTTCCAGCGCCAACAGGCGTGCCGAATTGGTCGCCATCTCACGATTGATCTTCGCAGCAACGGCAAAGTCCTGGGTGGATAGCGCTTCAGCGTACTTGGCCTCCAGCGCATCGTTAGCCTGCGTCGTTTGGGCGATCGCGCTCTTGATCAGGTCCAATTGGGTGGTCTGAGCGTCGCCCCGCGCACGCGCCTCGCTCTCGGCGGCCTCTGCGGCACGCCGATCAGCGTCCCGACGCGCTGCCTGCTCATCGGCCAGCTGCTTTTTGAGCTTTTCCAAACCCGATTCGGGAGTGATGACCGCAGAATCGCCAGATTTTTCGGCATCGGCGGCGATTTCTGGGTCTGCAGCGCCGTTTGTCTTCGCTTTGGCCGCCGCTTTGGCCGCTTCGTGGTCCAGTTCTTCGATATCGACTTGGATTTCGTCGGCCATGGCTACCACACCATCCGGGGATCGGTGACTCGAGCGCGAATCTGGTCGTCCCACACCATGCGGCATGGCACGAAGTCTTTGCGATCCAGCACACTAGGGCGCATGTTGACGTCAAGTGCCCACGCGTCGGACGGTCGGAGCACTACCCAATCGTGCAAGTGGATGTCCAGATTCGAAAACACGCACCCGGGGCCGATTTTCAGCACCAAATGCGCCTTCGCTTGGTACAAATCCTCTTTGAGGTTGGTGGGCGTCAGAATGAT